CTCCGATCTCTTCCAGCGCCGCGATCTTTGCCTTACCGACCTCACCGACCATCGCTAACGATCTCCCCTGTCAACGCGGCATAGCCGCAGATGTCGACCCAGTGATCCTGCTTGCGCGGCGACGTCTTGCTGCGTGCTATCTTTAGCAGCATCATCATGTTGGCCACGTCGACCACCGTGAAGTCGTGATCCAGATAGGACGACCACAGCGCCGCGATCGTTTCAAAGTTGTCCTTCGCGTCGCCGTAGTCCGCGTCACGCTCACCGCTGATCACGCTTCCTGCGATCGCCAGTATCTCGTCTCTCGTTACCATGGAATGTCATCTCCTCCTAAATCCCAGTTTATACGATCGTCTCCGTCACGCACCATACGCGTCACCTTTGAGTTCGGAAACGTGTTGAACGCATTGTTCAGGAAAGTCTCCGTCCAGTCAAATCGTATGATGCGCGCCGCGTCTTCGAAGCTGTAGACGATCCAGCTTGGATACTTCTTCCGCAGCTCCGCCGCCCCGTGCAATGCGAAGCACACGATTGCCTCCTCACACTGCACACAATACGCATGCGGCGGCAGCGGCTTATGCCCCGCATCCTCCGCAGCCTTCTCCAGCACGTCCCACGCCCTCATGAGCTGCGTTGCGATCTGATTAGTGCCAACCACGTCATCCGCATCCACACGCTCCCTAAGAGCCTCGTATGCCGCCTCGAAGCGGCCAGCTAAATCTGGAGACACCAGATCCGGCAACGTATCGCCCCACCGCTCTATCTTCGTCCTCGCCTTTTCATCGAGCGGACGCAACTGCCCCCACACGCCAGCACTGATCCTACGCTCCTCGCTATTCAACGTCCCACGCGCCTTCACGTCCTTATAGCCAACCCTCGCCTTCGTCGCTTTCTTTGCCATGCCAGCAAACTCCTTCCACGATCTTCCTCAGTTACATTCACCTCAGTCCGTATCTTCCTCCTCAGTTACGTATATACGACCCCCGAAAACGCTAGTGATACGTCCCCGAGAACCCCTGTTTCAGCAACGCTTGGTTAAGCGCCTGCGCCATGTACACGTCGGCCATGAGCCCACGCAACACCTCCATCACGAATGTCATATCGTCGCTGGCCTCCGACATGAGCGGCATTTCGTCTGCGCACCACTCGATGACCGCGCCCTCGACTTCCTCGTCCCACACGATGCGCCCCAGCTCTAGGCGGTCGTCTTCGTCTGCATGTATCTCACGTACTAACTCTGTCATAGCTTCAGCTCCTTAAAGTTTGCTATGTCAAAGTGTACCATAGGCTCGATGTCTTGTGGATCGTCTCTGCGCGTTGTGCCGCCCATTTCGACGTGCATATGCTCGTGCGCTGGCGGAAGTTGCGCGATGCCGGCTTTGTCAGACCACTGCACGGCGAGGAAGCAGGGTAAGCCCGTTGTCATCGTGAGTGAGCGCGCCTGCATCGCCTTGTAGAGCGACAGCATATACGTTGGATACCTGTGCATCGCCGTCTTTCGCTGTCTGGCCTCCACGAACGCGACCGCGCGCCCGTCGCGCATCGCCATGAAGTCGAGAGACAGCTTTATCGGCATCTTGCGTAAGATGCACTTGTAGTTGACCTCGATGAGATGCGCCAGCTTGCGCTCGTTCTTGCGATCCTCGGCTGTCTCGTAAAACGGTCTAGTCATAGCCACTCGTCTCCCTCTGTTAGCTTTGGCGCTGTGCGATCGAGCGCCGTCCTGCGCAGCCGATGCGTCCAGCCTTTGCGATTTGTCACCGAGATGATGTGCAGATGATGCACGCCCAGCAAGTCAGCCAGCTCACGCGCCGAGATGTCCCACTCGCGCCGACTGGCGTAGTAATGGATCTGCGCGGCCATGGCTTCCATCTTAGGGTTCATATGTTGCCCCCTTTCTGCGATTATCCTCCGCCCACAGCGGCTGCAGATTTGTGTAGTGGCAACATTGCTTTTGCTGTTCTGGGTCTGCCATATCAAACGCAGCACAAGGCTTGACGTGATCTATCTGCCAATCGCCATAATTATTCCAAGTCATGCCATCTGCAAATTGTTTCTCTAGATGTTTTACAGCATGCTCAATGGAGCATCCAAGTAACTCTATACTTTTGAAACTTTTGTGACCGCCTCTTCTCCTAATAGCACCTAAAATAAGACTTCGTAGCCTGTTTCTCATTTTGTAATTTAGATCATGCTTTTCGCGATTTGAGTGATATTCATTCATTTTTTGGCGACCATGTTCTGATCTCGCATATTTTAATTTATGCTCTTTTACTTTCTCCAGATAAACTTCATTATCTTTATTTAGTTCACGTTGAAGAGCAGCCTTTTGCACCTGATTTTCACGATATTCAACGTCAATTTTGTAACGTAATCGCCGTCTTTCGTTGTGTTTGCTTTTGCACGCTTCCCAATTGAGCTTTTTATATTTTTTCCTGCCAGCTTGCACTCCGCATTTTCTTTTGCAGTATTTTTTACGATTGCCAGAAACAGTAAAAAAATTACAGCATGTTGATAACCCACACTTCTTAATCATCATCCTATCTCCGACGCGCTAATCCACTCGCCCACGACGACGCACTGCACGTCACGCCCCTGCCGTTTATCTGGCCACTCTTCCACCTTTAGCACGCCCGTCTCAATCCACTTGGCTAAGATAGCCTTTGCCTTCGCCTTCTCGTGCTTCTTGTCCATGTCAAGGTCGAGCTGCACGGCGACGCACTTACCCGCCCAGTGGTTCGCACGCGCGTCTAGGCGATACGGCTCCTGCCGCTCGGCGGCCTGCCCGATCAGGCGCTGCACGGCCTGCGCGTCGCGTGCGCTGACCCCGTCGAAGAGGTCGGGCATTTTGAACGGCACGCAGACGCCCACGTATTCGCCGTTTGGCAGCTCCACCCCGTGCATACGCCTGTACACGGCCTTCGCCGCTGGCGGCGCGAGGTTCGCCTTGCCGTCGTCGACGCGGAATATGCCGAGGCTCTCCTGCTCGTTGACGCCCAGCTTTAACGCGTCCTCTTGGCTTACCTTGTTGATGACGCGGGCCGCGCGTGCTGCTCCGATCAGCGATCCGGCGCCGCGGACGCTGTCGATGGTTGCGTCTTCGCCGTTTGTCTTGCGGATGTGGTGCGTCAGCACGACTGCGGCGCCGGTTTGGTCTGCAACCCAGCGCGCTGCGGACACCGCCGCGTTCATCGCGACGTTGTCGTTTTCGTTTATGTCGTTGAAGCTAACCCACGGGTCTATGATGACCAAGCCGATGTTTTTCTCTTTGATCTTGGTGACCATGTACTCGAGCATGTCTTCGTCTGTCAGGATGCCGTCACGCGTCTGCTTTGCGAACTGGATCATGAGTTCACGTCCGGCATCGACGAAGAGGCGCCCTTTGATTTGCTCTGGCTTTATCTTGTAGTGCATGAAGACGGCTGCGAGGCGGCGCTGCATTTCTTCTAGTGGATCCTCGCCGTTGATGATCCAGACGTTGCACTGCTCGTGCACTGGCTCCTCTAGTAGCGCCTGCCCGAGGCACACGGATACGCCCTCGACGAGCTGCATTGACGTCTTGCCGATTCCACCCTGCGACGCGAGGACGCTGACGTAGCCGCGTATGTAATGCTTACCGTAAACCCAGCGGCGCTTTGGGATCAGCGTGGGATCGATGACCTCAAACTCCGTTGGCCACTGGCGCTCGCTCTGCTTCTGCTGCTCCGCCATCACGGCATAAGGTTGCGCAGTTGCCAGCGCCTCACGCAATTTTGTTTCGCCGGCCTCGCGCAGGTAGTCGTTCGCGTCCTTGACGTTTTCTTGGTCAAGCTGATCGAAGCGCACGACGTGCACCTGCGTGCTGCCGTCACCCTTTAGCACGTCCACGCACTTGTGCACGTCCAAGTCGGGATCCGCGCAGATCGTCACGTCCGAGGCGCGTGGCGGCGTGTACGTAGCCATGCCCGCCTTGCCGAACGTGCATATGATGGTTGCGTCTTCGCCCACCGCCTGCTTGATGCTAAGCGCGTCCTCCGGCCCCTCGGTAATGCAGATTGGGCGATCGCCTTGCGTTTCGCCGATTTGCATTACATTTCCCGCTAATACGCCGCGCGAATATTTCGAGATCCCGTTGACCTCGCGCTTCTTACCGTCGGGCGTGAGGAGCACCTGCTGTATGCCCTCTATCGTTCCCTCCGGCGTTGTCGCGGCGAAGATAATCGCCGGCCCGTCGTATGCGTTTGGCGTGAACTTTGCGATGCCAACGGCGGATGATGCGCGCAGCCCACGCGAGTTGAGGTAAAGCAGCGCAGGCTTTACGGCGTCTAGGTTTTCGCGTGTGATTGGCACTGCGCGCTCCCACGCGTCCTGCGCCTTCTTGATTTTGTCGCTGCGGTTTTCCTCGTCGCGCACGATCAAGTCTTGGCTGGCCAGTCTGGCGATCAGGCGTTCTAGCTCGCTTGGTATATACGGTTGTATATCCGAGCTCTCTAGCTGCTTTGGGTTTTCGCCGCCGCGCTTGAAACCGCTGCCGATGGTTGACTTTATCTCGAAATCTTTGAGGCCAATCTGACGCGCCGCAGTGTGTAGCTGTAGAATTGCGTTATCGATGTTGGCGGGTGAGAGGTGCGCGTGCCGCCCGATCGCGAACGCAGCCTTGTTGAGGTTCTCGTTCCGGCCACCTTTCATAGATGCGATGACATCGTGCACCGCGCCGTCGAGTACCTTGTTAAAATATGCTTCTGACATCGGCATTTACTCTTCGTCTGCAAAAAGTGCGTGAGTGTGGTCACGTAAGGTATGAAAACTTCTTTGGTGATATGTAAAGGTTGTGCCGTCTGACCTATTCACAGTCCGCCAAATATCGTGTGTATTTAAAAATCCTTTACTTACTGCACGCGACCTCATTTTACGGTCTAGTGTCATTCCATCAACGAAGCGGCCTCGGATTACATTAAGCTCTCTTAGCGTCAGAGCGCCTGCAAGCTCCCTTACCGCATCTAATTGCGCAATCTGTTTTTCTGGCGAATTACTGCTCTGTATCGCCTGCACTTCATTTAAATCTGCGCTAAGCTCAGCAGTAGATCGCTGCAACTGTATCTCTCGCATATATTCTGGCCACAACTCTTCTGGATCTTTATTTAAAAACGCAGCGACATCCAATGCAAGCTCCGTCCAGCCATGTGTCTTAAATGGACGCTCTCTCATTGTTACTAAACTATTTACGCGCTGTGGATTTCTTCCCATTTGACGCGCAAACGCCGCAACGCTGTCATAATTTTCACGGATTGCGCTAAGTAGGCGCCCGTTGCGCACTGTAACTTTTATATTAAAATCTTTTTCCATGTTTTCCTCCTGTACTATAGGTACGCAGGGCGCCTGAGCGCCCCACGTTATTACATTTGTTAGAACCCGAAGTTGTTCCCCTCGGCTGGCGCTGCACGCCCGTCAGCAAGCCAACACTTGACGCTAAAGCCTTGCTTATGGTTTTCGCTTGGCTTCGCAATGCTCTGGCTCGGCGATGGCCACGGCTGCCAGTCACGAACGCCCACGTCGATGTGAAGCCATCCGAAGACGACCTCCTTGATGTCGCAGGCGAAACCTCGATCCATGTCGATTGTCTCGTCTCCGGCTTCCGTCTTGGCCCACCAGCGGTTTTGCGGCAGGTTTCCACGAATGTAGACGCCGTTGCTTTCTGTGTCGCTTGATCCGAATGAAATTGGCATAATGTGTCTCCTTGACTTAGTTTGCCTCTGTAAATTTGAACGACCAAGGCGGGATACGGATCGTCGTCAACTCCCCGTAATCGTAGCCCCACTCGTTGTTGGCTTGCGCTATCGCGTATTGCTCCAGCGCATACTGGACAGCCGCTTCGCCCTCGTTCAGGCTCTCGGCGTCGAGTTCGTAAATTCCTACTTTGTATGGTGCCTCCTTCCCCACGGCGATGAAGATAAACCGATCGACCTCATGGCCGTCAAGTTCCATCACCCTGCGGTAAAAACTTTCCTGAATGTGGTAACCGAAGTTCGCCGACTGCTTGGCAAAGCCCTCCGGCGACGGATCGATTGTCGTCTTCAAGTCGAGCACGCAGGCGATGTCTGTGCGCCACCCGTCAGGACGCGCCCGCAGATCCACGCCTGTTAGCGCGTCCTGAGTGAGCACGCTAGCCTCGCAGACGAGGTTGCCGGATAGCATCTCAGCGGCTGCAGGGTTTGCGCGTACCGCCTCCGCCATGCGGCTCACCTGATCGTATTCCTTCGTGTTTAAGATAATCGCGCCAGCCTCGTCGGCGCTTTCCTTAAACTCGTTGTACTCCTTGCCGGCGCGGCGCCCATCCCATTGCCAGATCGTGTCCGCTAGGTTTGGCTCAAACACGAGCGTATGCGCTGCGGTTCCGACGATCATCGCCGTCGTCTCCTTGCGTTCCCCATGCTTGTAGTCGGCCAGCGACTGCATCGCGATCGTCTTTGCGCCTGACGCGGACAGATGCGGCAGCGCGTGATACTCCGCGTTTGATAAGTCGTAATTAACGGCCATCGTATTTCCCCTTCCCGAACAGCGCGATTAACAATGCCTCCGCGCGGTGCTCATCTTTTTTACGTTTTAGCTGGCCTGCGAGATCCGGAAACCACTGCTGTGCGAGCCTGCGTGCGGCGTCTTTGTCACGCGGTAAGTTGAGCGCACGTTTCCAGTTGTTAGGCGTTACGAGCGTATACGGAGAGCGCGACAGCGCACAGGTAGATACGATCTGGCCAAAGGCGTAGCCCAACTTAAAAGTGGAGACGACGCCCTGCTTTGGCATAGCCTGCTGCTTCTCAATGTATATGTGATCAACTTTTTCGACTGAGGTTATGATATCCATTAGTGACGTGACGTCAACTCCACCCTCATCGTATGTTGGCAAGTCGTGAACTTCTGACCAGTCATCGCCCACAAGTGCAACGCCGCCAGTCCGATATCCGCAATCAATTCCGATGATCATCTTTGAACTCATAACCTGCTTGTTTCAGTAAATCTTTTAGCGAGAGCTCCACGATCAGCGACATGCTCATGCGCGTTTTGTCGCTGTAATCGTGCAACGCCTCGTAGACATCCTCACGTATACGCGGGCCAATTTGCTTCAATTCTGGCATATAATCCTCCATCTTTCACACTGTGTTAACACGAATGTCAGATGTGGCGCAATAGTTGTCAGTGTGTTAAAGTGAGAAAAAAACAGCGGTGCTTTTTACACACGTAATATCGCGCGGCACGAGATAATGATCCAGAAGCTAGAAGATACCACGCAGACGCAGGCAATCATGTCTGCGCGTATCGATGAAAACATCCAGCAGATCCGCGTCACTCTGGAGAAAATGGCGGACAAATGATATGGCTATACTTGAGAGCATTGCCGCTGCGAACGCCGCTTATTCGGTTATCCGTCAAGCTCTCGGCAATGGTAGAGAAACTGCGGGACTTATTAGCGCGGTTGGTAAATTTCTTTCTGCGGAAGAAGATGTAAAAGACGCAGTCCAGAAAAAAAAGAATAGCCCATTAACAGCAATCGCAGGTGGCGAGCAGGGCGACTGGGAAGAGTTCCAAGCATTAGAGAAGCTAAGGCAGCAACGCAAGGAGCTGGAAAGCTACTGCCGCCTCTATGCCCCTGCTGGCACATGGGATCGTTGGCAGCAATGGCAGGCGGAGGCGCGTAAACAGCGTCAGGCGGCCAAGAAAGCAGCGCAAGCAGCACACGAGAAGAAGATGGAGCAAATCCAAATCGCGGCTGGTGTAATACTGGCGGTCACTGGGGTTGTTCTCAGTATTTACTATTTGGGTGTCTACATGGGGAAGTGGTAAACAAATACGTGGTTTACGATCGCAATGGTAAGGTCGTGATTATTACAAGTAACAAGAGGATTGCGGAACACTATGGCAACAATTCTTGATCAATGGCGCGTATGGCCGCGCGCAATGATGTTAGTCCAGACAGTAGTATACATAAGGTGCATCGAATGGGCATTATCTCAACCGGACTTGAGTACATCTCAAGCGGGCTTAATCAGTGTGGTTACTGGAGCTATGACTGGCACAGTAGCAGTTTTCATGGGAAAGGAAATCAAGTGAGACACATAGAC